CTATGATTGGATGCCCCAAATGGTACATTATGTGGTTAATGATGTAAGTAAGCCCCTATATCAAAATAAGTTCGATTGGAAGTGTATAGAAACATTCAAGGCTGTAAATCCAACAAAATACTTTATTCATCATGCTAGTGATATGTATTTAATGCCAAATGACCTAGGTAGATGGAAGCATATAATGGACAACGACCCAAAATGTTTTGCCGTTGGAATATACCCAATAGGTAATCAAATGAGACATGCTAAGTTATTTGAAGATTTTGTAGTACCAACTAGGGTAGTTCTATGGAGAGCAGAGCACTTTGCTAAATATATGCAGCCTGGTATAGATATGGCTTCAAAGATATTTGGTGGTTATCCATTAGATACAGTCTACTTTATGGGCCATCTAGCACAACAGGACGGTTTACATTGTATTATAGATGGTAAGGCCAGACCACAGAGTGTATTAAAAGATGAGTTTAAAACCATGTGGATTAACCCAGATAATCAACCAGACAACGACTAACATTTATATAGGGGAATAACTTAGTATATATGAAATGAACCCACATATCACAAATATAGAACGAAACACAGAAAACAAACGTGTTCTGACTATTTCATATCACAAACCAGGTGTTTTCTGGAATGTGGATAAAATAGAGTATCCTGCAAAACCGTAGGACTCTACCTCTTTTTATAAACCATATATAGGTGTATACCGGTTTATATAATATGGGTATATTTAAAAAAGATAAAGACAAACCAACTATTAACTGGGATTTAGTAGATTCTACAGCAAGAGAAATATTTAAACTATTACATGAGAAGAAACAAATAACGTTCTTAGAAATTGATTGTATACTTAATTTAGTATATACAGAGTGTAATAATTCAAAATACTCATTTCTATTAGGAAGAAAGAGCATAACACCAGACGATATTAATATTCCAGTAAAGGATGTACCAGGCCATATTTATGGTTAGACTACCAAAATTCGGTGGATTAGATTTTGCTAAAAGAGTAGATAATTCAGCATTTGAAATGCTAGTATTAAAAGAGGGTGTTTTACTTCATGCTGGTGAGAAGGTATGGCCCCACACCGATTATAAGATAGTTATTGGTGATATGGTTAATATTCAGATAGAAGAAAAAATGAATTTAATAGGTGCAGATGCTACAGGTGTAGGAGATGCAGTTTTGGAGTTATTTCCAAGGACAATGCAGCATGTTATAAGACCAATTAAATTCACCCAACCAAGAAAACTAGATATGATAGATGTGGTTCAGGCTTTATTTAATAATGATTTACTAAAACTACATCCAAAATATTCTGAAATATTATCTGATGAAATACTAGAGCAGGAGAGGATTAAATCAGATGCAGGTAATTTACTTTATAGACACCCCCCAGGATTTCATGATGATAGGTTCTGGGCCCTAGCATGTGCTTGTGAAGTTGCTGCTCCCTACGTATATGGAAGACCAACACCAACTATTGCAGTAGCAGAACGAGAACGTGGTAATAACTTCGATTTAAAGGACTTTTAATAGAATTTCTATATATAAACAAGATACAAATATATACAAGTACGTATATGTACTAATTATGGAAAGCGTAGAAATCTGTAATTGTGGTCATGAGAAATACCACCATAAAGAAGATGATACTGGATTACCAGGATATTGTAGAGCCTACCTTTATGATGATTTTGAGATGAAATGTACTTGCCAACAGTTTAATCCTTTTATGAAATTAACTGACCAGGATGATATTTATAATCTAACAGATGTAGAAGAAACACCCTATGAATCAGACGAAGAAGACGTTTTCGAGTGAAACTATATAAAGACCTAAGCCATAATATTTATATATGGCTAAAAAACAAGTTCTAGAAGAAGCCGATAATATAGATTGGGAAGAATTAACACCAAAAAGAAGGAATTATTCTAGAGCAATAGCGATGGGTGCTAGACAAAAAACAGCATCTAGGTCATTTAATTCAGGTTTGTGGAGAAAACCAATATCTACACAAACTACTACGGGTTCTGGTATTCAGGTTTTTGCCCCGGTTGACCCATATACAATGAGTGAAAGAAAAGAGTTTAGGTCTGCTGTAGATAATGCCTATGTTTATCGTGCTATGAGGATTCAGACAACCTTCGTTGCAGGACAGGGATATACAACTAATATAGTACCAAGAAAAGAGGAAGATTTACCAGATGAACAACTTTTGGCCTGGCAACAAACTACACAAATTTATGTGCCTTATTGGGATAGAGAAGTAACACCAGAAGAATTAAAAGATAAAATAGACAAAATGGCTCTGGATTTAGATTTAGCAGATAGTTTATTTAATGCTTATTTCTATGCATTAGAACAGGGCAGGTGTGCTATTGCCATGTTACCACTTAATAGAGAAGAATTATCAAATGGAGATAAAGGAGATTATCAACTACCAGAAAAACTATCGATAATTAGACCAGAATTTACAATGAGGCCAATCATTGATTTTGATATGGGTGAATTAATTGGTGTGGAAGTTGTTGGATTACGTTCTGATAGACGAGATAATATTTTAGAAGCCGATAGAATGATTTATTTAGAACATGGTTTTAATAATGAATTATTCTCTGACCATTATGGTGATTCTAAAGTTGCAAGAATATCAGATATATCAAACACTCTTAATATTATACTAAACCAAGACTATGAACGTGGTGCGGAGCACACATGGCATCAACCTAAAGTATTTAGTGTTCCAATTCATCCACAAGATGCAGGTAGGGAAGATGAGGTATTAACTGGATTCTTAAAGAAAAACTCTAATTCAAAAGGACAGGATATAGCAGTTGTTGGACCAAGTAAGAAGGATGAACCAGGGGTAACTCTATTGTCTGCTGGTACTAATTCTGGTGATGTAGGAGCACTAGAGATAATGAGAACGGGTTTAATAAAGTCAATTATAACGGCTTTTGGTATTCCTGGGTTTATGTTATCAGAGGGCGATATTGGTAAATTAGGTGGTAATGCTAATATTGAAGAAGTTGATATGTATCTAAATACAGAGGTAAGACCAGAGGCACTAAAACTAGAAGCAACAGCAGAAAATCAGTTTTATGACCAAATATTATGTATTTTATTCAAAGTGGATTCAGATAAAGATTTACCAGTAAAGATTAAACACAAATTCAATAAACCAAAGATTCAGACATTATTAACCCCAGACATGGTTGCAGTAATGGAAAGATTGGCAGCATTTGGAATGATAGACGAGTCTGGAATGAGGGAGATATTAGGATTAGAAGAATTAAAGAAAGAAACATTAACCAAGGGTGGAGATATTAGCCCTGGTAGAAGTACGTGGATTCAAAATCCAAGTGGCCTTAGATACAATCTTGATAGAACAAAGGGGTGGAATATACCTAGGGAAGACTCTTGGAATAGTAATCAACCATCTAATCTAGGATGGGGAGTAAACCAAGAAGGCACGGTGGCAGGAGCACAACCAAAAGGATGGGCCCAGGTAGATGTAGATACGTGGTTAGACCCCACTAAACAGATATGGAAACGGCAAAAGACACACCTAGTGTCTACAAAATGGAGTAAACAACCAGTGAACACCTAATGGATTGGAGTAGACCGGTTGCACGAATATTAGGTAATTTTGGTATTACATTCTTTTCACCATTAGCATCTATACATATAGGAAGGGCGATATTTGAAGTAGTGGGGTCACTAGATTTTTATCAGACTGTTATTGTATCGTTATTAACAGCAGTAATAGCAACAGGAGTATCTATCTCAAAAGAGGCAATAGAATATGGAAATAGAAGAAAATAAGAAAAAACATAAATGTGTGAAGTGGAAGAAAGTATCTGATATTCTTAGTATGTTCTGTGTGTTGAAATAACATGCCAGTAATGTGCCCAAGGTGTGATACTCCTATGGAACATTGGGTTGCTTGTGAGTTTCGTTGTCCAAAATGTAAAGGTTTAATAGACTGCTCTGACATATAAAGTTAATGGTAAAACCATGTATATTATGTAGAGAGGATATTATTAGTGCTAGTGGTGATTCTGAAATGTGTAGAGATTGTTATTTAAAACAACTAATGGAGTTTTATGAAAAAACTCACCCCATTACTATCGAATCATTAAAATCTAAGTGGTTTCCTGTGGAACAACTGTAAATCCTATATTTGTTATTCCTCTTTTCTGTAATTCTGTCAGTAAAGCCATAGCCATTTTAGTGTCTACAATCTGATTTTTTGTTTCTGTCCATTTAACATCGAGAAGCATAGAACTATTATGTCAAAGAAGTATATAATTGTTTACATGAAAATCGATAAAATAATACGCACGAATCATTCACAAAGTTTATATAAGGACTCGTTGAGGATAGAGTATGGCAGATAACCTAAGATACTATGGACTAGGAGCATTAGCAGGACTGACAGCACTTGGTTGGGCATTTGATAAACTCACACCAGAAATAACAGCAGCAGTATTCATCGCTATAGGTGCTCTAATTACAGCAGATGTTGCTAAACATAGAAACGGATAAGAAAATAGTGGTTTAGAGTAATCCAAAGTTTAAATAGAAACTCTCCCCTTTTATATCATGACCCACATCTGTAAACTAGTTATTAAGAGTGGTAGGCCACAGTTTGAGAAACAAGATGCAGACGTACATGGTAAACTAGAACCAAAGGATGGTAAAACATATCAGGTATATCTAAGAACAGATAATCCAGATATTTCTAGTTTACAGACAGAATTAAGATTAGTAAGAAACGCATTAGAAGAATATAATAGAAGACTTCCATATAATTTTAATGTATTTACCACATTACCATATCCACTAACATTAAGTGGTGTAGATGCTACAATAGATTGGATAGAGCCAGATGGTTATATGACTGGTAGTGTATTGGCTTGGGGTGGTTATCCAAACGGTAGTTTGCGTGGACAAATGAAACTAAATAATAAATATCCTTGGTTGGATGGATTTAATAAAACCGGGGCAGAATTAAGGGCCATTGGGATAATATTACCAAATATGGAAGATACTAAAAGTTATCAAACATATAATGTTAGACAAACTGTTAAACATGAATTTGGCCATCTTTTAGGATTAGACCATGATACGGATGAGGGCTCTGTTATGGGGGCAATATATGATGTTTTAAGGATAATGTTAAAGGCATCATCCTTACAAACCCTTGATAATAAATATGGTTTACGTAGTTTAACCAGTAGGTGGTTAGACTATATTATACGTTCTATTAAGAGGAAAGTATTTTGAGTTATGTACTACCTATTATTGCAATACTCACCATTAGTGGGATTGGTGGATTCTCTATTGGTAATGTTGAACAAGTTTCTTATAACTTTGTTCAATTAGAAGATAATAATTGGGGTCCACAACAATATTGGGGGGAACCATATTGTGACCAACAAAAAGTCTTTAATCTAAAAAACGTTGATGAGAACAAAACCCTTATAAAAACTACAAAATACATCTGGCATAAATACTGTAATGTATAGGTTTATATGACAGTAGTCCTATAATTAGGACATGGTTAAAAAGGAAACTCCACAAACACCAGGAGAAAGAGAAGATTTATCAGCACAGATAAATACCCTATTTCAGACTAGAAAAGAGGCAATAGGTGCTTATAAATCTGCAGTTCAAAACCTCATTAATTCAGTAAACACCCTTTTTAAGATAGATGATAATATCCTAAATTTAGTAATAAAACCTAAAAAGGAATAATAAAAACCTTATATACTATTTAGTATAATAAACTATATATGGTAGCAACCGTCATAATTCTTAGGAAAACAGGTTCAGGCCCAACCACAAGTAACATTACTTCTATCAATACTAGGGCAAACACTACAGATATTCATTCTACGGCTGATACCACAGCACCAATTCAAATTCCAACCGATACTTCTACAAAGAGGTCATTTTGGGTTGTAACTAGATTACAGTGTACGGTAGCACCAGCAAGTTTAATTGATAATATTGAATGGTATACGGATGGAGCAAACTCATTTGGAACAGGAGTAGCATGTATAGGACAGCAAGGAACATCATATACCCAAGCAACAGGAACCACAGGAGATACAGGTTTAGCACTAACAACCGGAAATGACCTCTTTGTAGCTACAGACCCAGTTAATGTATTTACATTTACAAGTGCTGCACCAAGAACAATTACAGGCTCTACTTCTGGAACGGGAGAATTTGGAAACAGTTTTGTTTATCAAATAACCGTAACAAGCGATGCTTCCCCAGGAGCAACAACACAAGAAACTTGGACATGGCGTTTTGACGAAACATAGGTTTAAATATACCATATTGTAGATATACTTAATGGTATATTGGGTAGCATGTTATAAAAACGGTTCTTCAATAAAACAAGACGAATCACAAAATTATGATAAATTAGACCGTAATAATCTTGAAGCATTTGTTTTAATGTTTGAAGATAAACCAGTTCTAACTATTTGGTTAGATAATAGACAACTTATTTGGAGATTAAGAAGGGAAATAAAACCGGGATTAGGAGAGATTAGAGTACATTTGGTAGGATGGAGAGAACAAACTGGTGGCCAAGTACAACAAACATTATTCTATATATTTGAGCAATACAATAATGAAAAAGAAACCTTCCCAATAATACATGTTTCTGGTAAGTTTGATAGGGAACGTAATAGATTCATGAACGAACCAAAGTTTAGAGAATTTGAGGTGTTCCCAGGAGAAACCTATTATATTAATAGAAAGGTAAAAAACACAATAATTGACGAAAACGATGAAGAGAAGGAAGTAGAAGAAACCATACAGGAGCCCCATATAAAAGAATAAATACATAATAACCATAAACTATATATATGGTTCAGAAAGCAAAACCAACATCCGATGCTTCTAATTCGGGGTGGGTTGATAACGTCTGGGGAGATAATGATACACAACTATGGGATGAATTAGACGAAGTAACGCATGATGGTTTATCTAGTGCAATCAACCGTAAACTACCAAGTGGAACAAGTGCTGATTCTTTTGAAGTTATATTATCACAATTAGCAGACCCTGGGATTAGAACAAATCATAAATTAAAATTTTGGGCATCTGCAGCACAAACACAGGGTTATATATGTGATGCTAAAGCAGAGTTATTAGAAGGCTCTACAATTATAAAAACAATAGATAGAATATCTCTTACTCAAACAATAGAGGTTCATGAATTTATATTAACAGATGCAGAAGCAGAATCTATAACAGATTATAATAATCTACGTGTTAGAATATATCCATTAAAACCATGGGATAGTTCTAGTGCTATATTTAGTGGAAATAGATGTATATTTGAAGTTACTGGTGGTGGTGTTGCCAAACCCTTTTTTAAACCAGATGGAACAAAAATCTACCTAACTACGGAAACAAGTAACGGTGTTTTTTTTATATATCAATATGATTTATCCACGGCGTGGAATGTTACTACAGGTGTATATAAAAAAGGGCTATATGTGGGAGACAGGGTAGCCCCCCCCCGTGGTATTTTCTTTAAAGATGATGGAACAAAAATGTATCTTCAAACAGGAAGTGCAATACTCGAATATGATTTATCCACAGCGTGGGATATTAATACAGCAATATATTTACGAGAGAAAGATGTTAGTGCACAGGGTGGTCAGAGGGGCATGTTCTTTAAAGCAGGTGGACTTAAATTATATGCTTTTGATGCCACAAATTCAAAAATACTTGAATATGATTTATCTTCTGCATGGAATATTACTACAGCAACATATTTACAAGCAAGTGCTGTCCTTTCAGAAGATTCTCCATTTCAGGGGCTGTATATTAAACCCGATGGAATAAAATTATATATGGCTTCATATGGATTGGATAGAGTTTATGAGTATGATTTAACTACGGCATGGGATTCTACAACAGTTACATTTTTACAATCATTTAGTGTTGCATCATGGAATACCACACCAAACGGTGTTTTCTTTAAAGATGATGGAACAGAAATGTATGTTAATGGTTTTGGTACACCTGGTAATAGTAGGATGCATCAATTTCATCTAACTACAGCATGGAATGTTACTACTGCTGGGTCTGAATCAAGTCTAAGTTTATCTAAAACGCAGTTAATACAAGCATTTTTCAAACCAGATGGAACCAGAGCATATTCTACTGGTAGAAGCACAGGCACAGTGGTTCAGGTTGATTTTAATACCGCCTGGAAATTATCTACAATGGTAACATCTGGCTCTATATCAGTTGATTCACGTGATACACAACCATATGGATTATTTTTCAAACCAGATGGAACAAAAATGTATTATGTTGGTAATACTGGTGTTACTATAGATGAGTGGAATTTATCCACAGCGTGGGATGTTACTACAGCAACATATTTACAAGAGATTAGTGTTTCTTCACAAGATACATCCCCCCAAGGGGTATTTTTCAAACCAGATGGATTAAAAATGTATATGTTGGGTCTTACTGGTGATAATATTTATCAATATACATTAACCACGCCGTGGGACATATCAACAGCAAGTATAACATCCACAACATCTATATCAGCACAGGAAGGAACACCATCTGGACTATTTATTAGAAGTGATGGGAAGAAATTATATATAACTGGGAGTGACCTTAATGATATTAATGAGTATGATTTAACTACGGCATGGGATTCTACAACAAGGGTGTTTGTTAGTGTTTCATCCCGATTTAATATAATTGATGGTTCTGGTAATAATATACTAAGTATATTTTTTAGAGAGGATGGAACACAGGATGGTTTTAAAGCATATACTATGGATTCTGGAAGAAATAGATTGATTGAATTAAATATAGGTTAAATCCTTTATATACCAGTAATCTTTATATATAATAGGTTCAATACAATGGACAAAAAGAGTTTCAATTATATATGTGAGGAAACTTGAAACAATATTATATTATAAGATGGGATGAGGACAGTCATAACCATAGGCACTACCAGTTTACCAAAAATCCGCAAGAACAATCTCATAAAAAACGTTTTGGTATAAAACTAAATTGTAAAACATGTGGTCTTAAAATTTCGGTTGGTGGAGTATATACTGAAAAAAACCTAATCGAGCAATTCCTATTCTATGAAAAAAACCACTGGGATAACTGCAGGGGTAATTTCATCATAAATAGAAGTTATCACGCTACGGAAATCAACCACACATTTATAGAAGATACTACAAACCGAACTACCACTTCAACAGATGCACAAATTACAAACATGTCTGTAGCATCTTCATTTTTCACAACATCAAAAAAATATCTGATTACATCTACTGCAGCATTTAGCCATTCAGATTTAGCAGAAAACGGATGGATTTGGATGAAACATGGAACCACGAATTTCACTGGTTCCATAATGAAAAGGGAACCAATGACCGCATCATCACGATATAGTTATGCGTATTTTACAGTCTGGACAGCAGTAGTAAGCGAAGGCATAGACATGAGGTTTGGAAGACCTACTGCCGGAACTGTAGGTTCAGACCAGTCAACAATTTTTATAATGAATCTATCCGATGATTTAACAGAAAATACTGATTGGGTTTATGCAAGTGATTCATCATCATTAACACACACCACTACATTTGCAACCGAGGCAGCAGCCACAATTAATCCGCCTGTAGAAAGCCAGGATTGGCTTAACATGGTACATGCACACCAATTATACAACAACGTAACAGTAAATTGTGACCTAAGGATTAATGATTTTGCCTCTGCAA